AGTATGCAATTTCCTGTTATTGTAATGCATTGTCCCTGACGCATAACAAATGATTCATTCTCAGTAGCTATACAAAAAACTTTCTTTTTACCTATACATTCTTTTTTAAGTTTTTGTCCAGTTACGTGTCCTCTTGTAGATATTGTAATTTGCATTTTAGTCTTTCCATTTGCTTGAAGACCTTGAGAAACATACAAATGTCCATTAAATTCTAAATAAGCCGCAAGTAAAGCTGCTTCATAATGTTCATTTTTTAGTTGAGAAATAACCCATCTAGGTTTTTGATTTGGTTTTATAGCTTGAAATCCATCAGCTAACATAAAACCTGAAAGCCATGCACGACGTTGTTTAGAATTCATTTGTAATATTTTTTCTGTCCAATCAGTACCATATTTTGGCCAATTCCAATCAACGCTGATACCTTCACTTTCTTCTTCTACTAAAGGAGCATTAACTACAATGTTAGATTCAGTATTAATTTGAGCAGTAGTTTCTACCATTGGTGTCATATATCTTCCATTTTTTAAAGACCATGATTTGCCAGTTTTAGACATAGTACGTTTATTGACATACCACCGATGCTCAGCAGTTGCTTGAACTTTATATGAATGACTATGGGACATTTCCCATACTTCATCTTCATAAGCAGGAACAATATGTAAAATTGGTTTCCATTCTTTTATGTCTTTTTTTTGATTATAAGTAAGAACAAGTTCGCCAACTTTCAATTCTTCATATGTTTTCCAACCTGATTTTGTTAAAACTTGTGTCGTATCTACTGGGACACAATATATCAAACGTTTTGATAAGTCTCTTGTAGCTTTTTCTATGGGTTTGTTAGGCTCTTGTATACCAAATAAACAAGCATTGTGATAATGAATATCCTTACTTGGATCGCTCACAAGCTTAGCGTACTCTCCTTCATCCCAGAAAGCGAGCCACGCAGCTAGTGCACGCAACTCCAAGCCAGAAGCATCAGCACCAACCAGAAGCCAACCCTCTGGAGCATAAAATAGTGAGCGACATTCTTCACCATAAGCATGGCCAACAGACGGAACCTGAGCCATGTTTGGATTCCTATGTGAACAACGCCCACTAATGCAAGCATTTGTAATAACTGATCCATGAATCCTGCCATCTCTATACTTCTGACTGTGCTTTAACCATCCTTCTTTTCCATCACTGATCTGACCAATTCGTTTTGATAGTGTTTGATATTCAGCCAGGATCTTTGCTTCTGGATATTTCTTTCCAAGTCCTTCTAATACATCATCATCAACTTTTGGATTACCTTTTTCTGTTGTACTAAACGTAATTTCAGGATACTTATCTTGCAATCTCTCCACTGTCTGCTGCCTGGAGCCAGGATTAAATACAATTACCTTTGTTTTTAGTTGCTTACCAGTCTTTTCAGACCAGCGTTCAACACTGATAGGAGGAAAGACAGCTTGAAGTTCTTCATTAATCTGTTCTTTCTTTGCTTTCAAAGTGTTGACAAGTGCAAATGCCTTCTGCTCATCAAAAGGAAATCCAAATGCTTCCTGTCGTGACATAATCAGAGCAAACTCATGCTCCAATTCAACAGACCTTTTATCTGCTGGCTGCGTAAGTAAGTATTGATATAGCTTGGTGGATACCTTAACGTCTTGCTCACAATATACTTGCATTTCTTCAGACCATTCAGCCCAAGGATCAACATTATTCTGTTTACTTTGACCCTTGTAATCAATCTTGGACATGCCTAAGCGTTCACCCCAAGCAGCAAGTGAATGCTTACCGTAATACTTCTTATCAATATGACTCCACTTTGCGTAATCAAGATCATCTAGCTCAGGCCAGAACAACCTACTAACAACTAGCGTATCAACAAACGTACAAGTCTTTTTAAAAGTGAAAGAAGGATCAATCCTCTTCAGTGCTGGTAGATCATATCCAATGATGTTGTGACCTACGAGTACATCAGCATCTTGCACCATGGCAAGACCTTCTTCGCAAGAAGTGTATCCTGCAGGATACGCACAGCTATGTAATACGTCAGCATCCAAATCATAAAGAACGAGACTGTGAAGTTTTGTAACTTCATGCAGAAGCCCATCTGTTTCAATATCAAAAACGTAGCGTTTCATCAATAGAAATTCTTGTAGAGACGAGCAACATTAGTGATAACAGCGTTCTTACACATCGACTTGGTACCGTCATTATTCTTCATACGTCTCAACACGTTCTGAGCTTCTGTTAAATCTGACAGACAGATAGCAGAATTCAAAACAGTTGTTGAATCGATTGCGGACATAGCAACACCAGTTTTGTGTTGATTTAAACACAAAACTTTCTTAAGATCTTCACTTGTAATAACGTAACCGCGTTGCATTATCTCAACCTCTTACCGAATCATGATTAGGAGTTGCCTCCAGGATAAACAGATCCAAAGCAATGTGAAGAAAGTAAGGAAGCATTTTGTAGGAGTGAGCAGGAAGACCACCAAAAAATGCATGTAATTTGTCAATCAGATCAGTGCGATGAAGTTCGTTGAATTCAATTGCAAGCATCTGAGAAACGCTTAAAATAAAATCCTCAAGATCTTCATCTTGATGTTTCAACTGATCTACAATTTCCCAAAGCTGGGAATCCTTTTGAATCAGCTCAATTAGGTCGTCCACTCATGAGTTATCGAGTATCCCGCCACACTACTACTTGTACATTCAAGTGCAAGGGGCAACTTTGTAAAATCTTTCTGGAGCCGATTTTTGAGTATCAGCCTGGGTTTTGGATGTGGAATGTGGGATTCGCAATCGGTAAGTCAAACAGACAACTTAATGATTGGTACAGAAAAAGACGTAATAAAAGATACCGTTCTTTAGCAGGTCAGATTACAGGCAAGACCACTGGAGCAGCCATCCTCAAAGCAGGTAAGAAAGTCTTTGAGATGCGCTGGCTGATACCCCCTGGCGACGCCATTCAATTGGACTGCACATCAGGTGATTCAACCCAGCAATTTAAAGCGTGGTCCCGATGGCTTACACACTTCAACCATCCTGAATGGAAAATCGATCCAAAAGAAAAAACGTTCCGTTGGTTCAAGCCACCATACCCATCGGATCAAATTTGGAAAAACAAAGAAATCCGAATTGTATCCGACACGCTAAATAACTTACAGACGAACACAGCGGAACTCAATTATTTCTGTGGCTTTAGGGTTCTTCGATTAACAAAACAGCAGCCATTGCAAACAACACATTGACTACAGCCAATGTAAATCCCGGCAGCATTGGTACGCAAAGGTAAACAAAACTAACAGAAATCCAGACGTAAAAGGCAATCGTCTTTTTACTAAGATGCTTCATGTAGCATGTAAGTGTGTTGGACAAAGAAGAACAGCGTCAGTTCAACACTGTTGAGAGGGAGCTAAAGTTTTTGCTGTTTCCTTTAGCTGGTAACTGACGGGTTATGCCCAGGCACAGGCGTAACCCCACCCTCTCTTTTCTGTTTAGTGCTCAACTGATAAGTCATAAACAACAAAGAAAACAAAAAACTCCTGGGGTAAACAGATGTTGTGTCGTAATAAGATACACAACCACGGGGAGTGTTGCTACCTTTTTTAATTAAAGGAATTGATTTTCTTGTTCTTACAAATACTTCTTCAGTCATCCAACGAAAATCACAAGTTTTACAAATTCTTGCTCTTTTAATTGAATGAGTTTCATTTAAATGTCTTGTTGTTTGTACATAATGAGAAACAGAATTGCAGTTAGGACATTTCATTGTTTGTTAAATTGAATTGCTTTAGCAATCTCCTCAACTGCTTTAATTCCTGCATAAGCAATCTCATAAGCAGTGCTGTCCATCCAATAATTAGGAATTAGAGCACCTGTTGCCGCCATATCACTTCTGAATTGTTCAATCAGTTTCAATTGTTTTTCTGTCCAGGGTACTGGAGCGGGTTGTGGTTTTGATTTAGCACGTTCCAGAATTGCCTGTTCCATTGCCCATTGAGCAACAGAAGCAGCAGCAAGAAATGTAGCAGTGTCTGGTGTTACATTCTGAGTGTAACGATAGTGACCATTTTCAGGGCAGTAAGTCAGGCGAAAGGTTCCCACCTTCATTACATCATTCGCAAAAGACTGATTACCCCAAGGATAATAACGTCGTCCTTTTTTGATGTAGAGAGTTTCTGTTTGGTTAGTCATTAGAGTTCTCCAACTCAACAGCAATAAAAAGGAGCCTTGCGCGACACTGCTCACCCACAAACTCACAGCAACTTCTTGCATACAAAGCGTCTGCTGGCACCACCTGATCAGCAGCAGCGCGGAGGGCGGCGGCAAGGGCCAAGCGCGGCGGCCCGTGATCCTCAACGATGCCGCAAAACTTATCCCAAATGGTCAGCGTTTCTGGTAAAAGTTTAGTCATTGGTCTACTCCCTCATGCGTGTAGCAATACAATGTAATTCAGGGGCAGCAATCATGCCGTTGCCATCTTGACACTGATTAATTGCTTCCAACAAAGCAGCAGCAATACTGTCCCGACAGACAAGATCGTTAACAGCAACTGCTGCAAGCATAATCTCGTTTACCTTGCGGTTGAGATTTGCATTAGCAGCGCGTGTCACCCATGTTTCATCAGTCATTGGGAAGTGCCTCCAGTGCACGGCGGATGATGGACAGAGCGTTGTCGTCTAGGTAGTCGCCTTCTGGATCGGTACAGTCGTCGATCAGCCTTAATGCCTGCTCCTTAAGGCTTTGTGGTTTTGGACGACGGGCGGCGCGGAGTTGGTCACTTGTCCATGTCCAATCCTGCTTGCTGATCCAATCAACACAAGCCTCTAACTCTTGGTCCGCACCCCACTGTGCTGCCAAGGTAAAAGCAACACGGTCGTCAAAAGAACAATCTTTCTCTGAAGAATTCCACCACTGCTGAATTAGTTCCTCTGGAACTTGAATAGGACTATTCTCGGCGGGAGTAAGATTAGTCATTGGCTTGATGATCAAGGAAGATTGCAGGGTCAAAGCGGGCGCGGATTTGGCGCCACTCCGATCCGGTGAGGCTGCCCAGCTCCTGGCGGAGCCGCTCTTCCACCTGGGCACTGGTGACGCCTTCGGCGATGAGGCTGGGCAGGAGGCGATCGAGGGCGGCCAGGCCTGTGGCAACGGCGGAAGGTGCGTAGCCTTGAACGAGGCGGACGCCGATCTGCTTGATGAACTCCCAGAAAATGAGGGCGGCTGCGGTGCCGAGGAAAGAGAGGAAGATGTCAGCCACGCTCCACCTCCTCCCGCAGCCAGCAAACCGGAACCTCTCCTCCCTGGTAAAGCAATTTGCAGCGATCTAACCAATCCGCCACAGCCAGGATCGCTGCGCGGGCTTCGGGGCTCCAGTTGATCACTTCATCACCCCAGTCAGTTGAGTCTTCGCAGCGGCTGATGGCAAGCGCCACCCGCTCCACCAGCCCACCGGTCGGGGCGGAGACCATTTTCGTGGCGTCAGGAAAATGGTTGGCGGAGGCCTCCAGCTTGACGATCCGAGCCCAGTTGCTCTCGTGCTGGACCTTGAGACGATCTAGCTTCTCGTAGATGTCCAGAATGCAAGCCTTATCGGTTTCGCGTTGGGTCTCCAGGGCGGCGATGCGCTTGGAGTGATTCACGCACAGAAAGCTGTAATCGGTGGTCATCGCTTTACCTCCTACTGCTCTGGCATAGCGCGGTGTTGTTGTTGTTGTTCAGTCATGAGTTGTCTCCCGTGGAATTAGGCAGCGGCAAAGCGTAGTAGGGAAGCCAATGGGTCCAGACGTTTAGATTGCAGTAAGCAGCATCGCAGTAATGCCAGGCTTGATCCTCGTAGTTATACCACCAACAGTATCGGACTTTAGATTCAACATCTTCGGTCCCCGGTAGCCGCTCGCTCACCGCGATGGGGGTGATAGACGAACTATTCTGTACTGTTGTTGTAGGAGTTGAAAAAAGAATACCTTCAGCTTTTCTACGTCTCCTTAGCCCAACTTCCGTTGGACCACCTGGATTGACATAAAGAGCAAGTGCTAATGGCACTAACCTGTTCCAGTCTTTAACAGCATCTTCCCGAATTACACGAGAGATTGTGTTAAAACCAGGACCGTTATACCAATTGATACCACAGTTGTAAGTAAAACTAATCAAAGCTGCTTGCTGATTACTATTTAATAAACTCCACCTTGGTATACGTTTTGAAAGAATCTGATATATCTTTTCAATCTTTACTTTCAATAGCGATTCTGCTACCTCCATAGTAATTGTTTGACCTTTTTTGACTGGTGTTCCATCTAAATAAGTAGTGGAACCAAACCCAATCGTCCAAGGATCTCGACCTGTTTCAGGATCAGGATACGCTTTTAATACGCATCCTTCAAACTGTTTAATGACTTTTTTTGCTTGTTCTAAAGAATTAATCTTTGTTTGAATTGAATTAGTCATTTACTTAAAATGAAATGAACACAAGTAAATTGATCTTGACGAAGTGTAGCAACATTACTAGTCATCGAACTGCAATTAGTCCTGTCTAGATAACGAAGACATTCTTTCCTCCTGGGGCAAACATGATCATGGCAGCGAGAATAATCCAAAGGAAGCTTAGCAACGGCGAGCATGATAGATCAGAACTTAAGATTTTTTAAAGTCAATTAACAGAACAAAACGTGTCCTATTTCCGTAGTTCCACGCTTCATGTTCTTGTGTATCATCGAATACAAACGCTTCTCCTGCCTTCCATCGATAGATTTCCTCACCAACTCTCAAACCGCAAGAAATAATAGGTACTTTGTTTTTCCAAGAGTAGCGATACTCAGCTTTATCAGGAACAATCAATCCTAGATGACAACGCAATACCTCATCTGTATAACCTACATGAGGAAGTATGTGTGTTTCTTGACCCAAAGATGAAAAGCCAGCAGTAACTAATCCAGGAATAGTTTCGATAGTTTGTGTAGTTTTTGGGCAAAGATTGCAATTGAATGTTAGTTTTTCTCCTTTTGAATAGAATCCAAATACATCCCAGGTACCGTTGTAAATTTCTTTTTCATGCCACGGAGTAAAATAAGTCTTTTCATTTTCAACTTCATTGTAAAGAACTGTCTCTAACTCCTCCAATATTTCTTTCCAATTCTGTTCTAATGTTCTAACAAAAGGATAACGATGTTTTGTTTTGAATGAAGCCATTCGTTTAGTTAAGTGCAAGTTAGTGTACCGAAAAGAAAAGGGAACGCAAAAAACTTTCACGTTCCCTTCTGATTTATCAAGCAGCCACCAGCTCCCGCTTTTGAACCCGTTCCGTCAGCTTCACAAGCATGTCAGATTTCATAACAATGTCTTCGTAGGTACGAATGATTCGTTCACCTGATTTCAGAAGCTCGGCAACAACATCATCTGTTCCAACGTTATGATGCACAATATACTCAAAGCTACGGGTGCCAAGATCAATACCATAATGATCACAAACCAAGAATGCCACGGACTCCGCTTCAAGTTCTTTGATTGACGTTGAGCTGTGTTCTTGATATTCATCACGGTTATGAAGGTAAGCGTGGCCAAGCTCATGAGCTA